CAACAGGAACCGCAGGAGCACAAGGAGCAACTGGAACAGCAGGAGCTCAAGGAGCAACTGGAACAGCAGGAGCACAAGGAGCAACTGGAACAGCTGGAGCTCAAGGAGCAACTGGAACAGCAGGAGCTCAAGGAGCACAAGGAGCTGAGGGAAATAATTTTGCATATTCGACTATATCTTTTTTTTTACAAATAGATGACGTCTATGCGCTGGGTGCTCCTGCACCTATGTTGTCGGTTAATCTGCCACTCAGTATTGGTGGGGTATTTGGTTGGCCTATTTTACCACATGGAGGAGGGAGTTCTTATAATAATTATGGTTTTTATATGGGGTCAAGTCCTGGTAATTTTCCAGCAAGAGGAGTAAATTATGGTGAATATATGCCACAGGATGGTAAAATATTTGGTGCCGCAGTTAATTGGGCCACAACTAATGTTTCGGGGGCACTATATCAAATTTATGCTGTAAATTATGGTCCAAGTGTCGGACCAGTGCTCCCCTTTGGAATTAATATCACATCATCATCAGGACTCTTTGGACAAATCCCTACCGGTGGCCTAGGAAACTGGCGTGGAAGTAATTCATTTTGGAGAGAAACATCCTTTAATGCTGGTGATTATATTGGTATATATATTACAGATGCCCTCAACGGCGTAGGTGGTATCGCTAGGGCGGGCATAGCAATTAAAGACCCAATTGAAATTGAAGGGACTATATATTTAAGATTTGATAATGATGAGGTCACTCAGCAAAATTCACAGGAGTCGAGTTGGTAGAGATTATACATAAATATTTATACATCTAGTAAAAATATTTAATTATTAATAATTATTATAAAAAATATTATATATATATTAATGAGTAATAAAATAGTAACTACAAAAAATGGTGGTATTCGTGCATTAGATATTACCCCAGAAATAGATGATGAAGGTAATTTATTTGTTGGTGCAACAGAAGATACCGCATCTGCAAAAGATATAACTTGTCATACGTTAAATTATGAAGAATTAAATCCACCAATTACACCTAGTACACAAATACGTACAGGAAATATAAGTTTTTGGACAAATATGGGGGGGCAAGATGTGAGAGGTGGTTTAATACCAAAAATTAATGTTGATTGTACTCAATTTGGAGAAACAAAAGGATTTCCAGTATTACCTCATGGTGGTGGAGCACAGTATAACGTATTTGGAAATTATATCAAAATACCGACAGATAATGCAGGTGCAACATTTGGAGAATACATGCCATTTGATGGAAAAATAATTGCTATAGGAATAAATTGGTGGCGAAAAGCATTTCAAGAATTTAAAGTATATGCTGTAAATTATGGACCATCAAATTTTATAACAACCCCGGAATTGGTAATAACTATTCCTTTACAATTCGAATCTGTAGGATCAGATAGTGGTCTTTCAATTGATAATCCTATTAATTTTCAAAAAGGTGATTATATTGGAATATATCTTACTTGTGAAGAAAATATATGCAACATTGCAATTGAAGGAACGATCTATTTTGAATATAATTATTAAAATTAATAAAATTAATAAAATTAATATAATAATAAAATATTATATTAAATGAGTGAAAAATATAATTTAGCAGTATCTATTGATCCTAGTTTTAATTCTAAAGATAAACCACTTGGATTAACTTTTTATGTAGATTCAAAATTCCCAACAATAGATAATGAAGGAATATTAAATGTTAATAAACTTAAATATAGCGAATTAGATCCAGCAATACCCGCTGGTGCTCAAGGTCCAAAGGGTGAACAAGGACCAATTGGAATACAAGGAAGTACTGGATTAAATGGTGCACAAGGAGATGATGGATTACATGGTGCGCAAGGTGCTATAGGTGATAAAGGACTTACTGGCGCACAAGGAACTGCTGGAACAAAAGGGTCTACTGGTGCGCAAGGAGATGATGGATTACATGGTGCACAAGGAACTGTTGGTTTAAATGGCGCGCAAGGTGCTACAGGTGATAAAGGACTTACTGGTGCACAGGGAACTGTTGGTTCAAATGGCGCACAAGGTGCGAATGGAACAAAAGGGTCTACTGGCGCACAGGGAGATGATGGATTACATGGCGCGCAAGGTGCTACAGGTGATAAAGGACTTACTGGCGCACAGGGAACTGCTGGTTCAAATGGCGCGCAAGGTGCGACAGGTGATAAAGGACTTACTGGCGCACAGGGAACTGTTGGTTCAAATGGTGCACAAGGTGCGAATGGAACAAAAGGGTCTACTGGCGCACAGGGAGATGATGGATTACATGGTGCGCAAGGTGCTACAGGTGATAAAGGACTTACTGGCGCACAGGGAACTGTTGGTTCAAATGGCGCACAAGGTGCTACAGGTGATAAAGGACTTACTGGCGCACAGGGAACTGTTGGTTCAAATGGTGCACAAGGTGCTACAGGTGATAAAGGACTTACTGGCGCACAGGGAACTGTTGGTTTAAATGGCGCGCAAGGTGCTACAGGTGATAAAGGACTTAGTGGCGCACAGGGAACTGCTGGTTCAAATGGTGCACAAGGTGCTAATGGAACAAAAGGGTCTACTGGTGCGCAAGGTGCAAATGGAACAAATGGCGCACAAGGAGCACAAGGAGCGAGTGGTGGTGGAAATATTCCAGGAGAATTTATATCTGGTAAAGTTTTAACTGATTTAGGTGGTTTAACACATATTACTTTTACAGATAGTACAATAACTTGGGAGTTTGGTAAAAATATTGTAACAACAACTCAATTAGAAAATATTTTAAGATAAATTAATAAATTAATAAATTAATAAATAAAATAATAAAGAATTCATATAATAAATATATTATATGAAACTAAAATACATAAAAGATATTTGTGGTAATGAAATATTAACAGATGAAAATGAAGTTCATCAAGTTATGATGGATTGGGAAAAACCATATATGGAAGAAAGCATAAATAAATTAAATCCACATGGAGATGTTTTAGAAATAGGATTTGGTATGGGATTTTCTGCATCAAAAATGTGTGAATTTTCTGATGTAAAAAGTTATACAGTAATTGAATGTAGTCCAATAGTTTGGGAAAAATTTGAAGAATGGAAAAAATTACAACGAGAAACATTAAAAATTAATTTAATTAAAGGGCGATGGCAAGATATGTTAGAAACATTAGGTAAATTTGATTGTATATATTTTGATGACTATAATGGTGAAAGTTTTCATGAAGTTTATACAAGATTTCCAAAATTTATGTATAAAATTATTCTTAATCATTGTAAAATAGGTACAAAAATATGTTTTTATAGCACAACAGATAAAAATCCTTTTGAAAAGTTAAAATGTATAAAATATACTGTAGATAATTATGAGATTGATATACCAAAAAATTGTAAATATGCTGCTGGAGATAAAATGTATATTCCAATAATTGAGATAATTTCAGAAGTAGATGAAAATATAAAAGAAATTTTTGATAATTTAAATCAGCCAAATAATTTAAATATTAATAATAAACAAAGAGCCGAAATAGAAGAAAAAATAAAAAAATATAAATTATACCAAGAAACTCCCAAAAAAATATATTGTAATTTAATGATTATAGATAATTTTTATATTAATGCAATGGAAACGCGTAATCATATATTAACTCGGGATTTTAAAGTGCGTGGAAACTATCCAGGACAAAGAACAGAAAGTCATGCGAACGAACATTTAAAAACAATGATTGAAGGATATATTCAGCATTTTGCTGGGAAAATTACTAGATGGCCAACGGATAAAGAAGAATATAATGGTTCATTTCAATATACTACATCAAGAGATCGAACATGGTTACATACAGATAGTTGGAATAATTGGGCAGGAGTGCTATATTTAACACCGAACGCACCTGTAACAGCAGGAACAGGAATATTTAAGTTTAGAGATGGAACACGAACATCGTTAGAGTCGGAGGCTAGAGGAAATAAAAATATGTTAGATGAACATAGTCAAGATTATACAAAATGGGAATTGGTAGATAGAGTTGGAAATATATTTAATAGATTAGTACTTTTTAACTCAACACAATATCATGCAAGTCTAGACTATTTTGGAACTTGTAAAGAAGATGCAAGATTATTCCAGGTATTTTTCTTTTCGACAGAGAGATAAATAATGACTTATTTACAATTTTTTATAAGTTATTATTATATTATTATTATTATTTTCATTATATAATTAAATTTATCTTTACACATTAGCACATTTCAATCGCCAATTTTATGCGTTTAAATAATTATTTAATTTAATAATATAATGTAATGTCATTTGGAAAATATACATATGGTATGCCTAATATTTTATGGCAAAATGATAATGCCAAACTAATTGTTGGAAATTTTTGTTCAATCGCAGGAGGAGTAAATATATATCTAGGTGGTAATCACCGTACAGATTGGGTTACCACATATCCATTTGGTCATATATATCAAAATATATTCAATAATTTTGATGGAAATGGTCATCCATCAACGAAAGGAGATGTAATTATAGGTAATGATGTATGGATTTGATCTAATGTAACAATTATGACGGGTGTTACTATCGGTGATGGAGTTGTAATCGCAAATAATAGTCACGTTGTTAAAAATATAGAACCATATAGTTTAGTAGGAGGTAATCCAGCAAAATTAATTAAATATAGATTTACACCAGAGCAAATAGAAAAATTGTTAGAAATTAAATGGTGGTTTTGGGATGATGAGAAAATAAACAAATTAACACCGTTATTGTGTAATCATAATATTGATGAATTTATAAAATCGGCGTTTGAAATGTAAAAAGGTGTAAATAAGTTTTTAATTATTTTCATATTTTATATAACATCTGGATTATTCATAATAATATTATTAATATTATTAATATTATTATATCCATTATTATAGTCTCTAGGTTGTCCATATAAACATATAGCTACTCTCATATATTATATAACTGATATTTTTTTATCTATATCATAATCTACATTATTATTAATATTATTATTTTTAGTATGTTCAAATATATAATTCGAAAAATGTTTTTTAAATATATCCAGATTATCGGAGTGAACACATATATGGTCTGATGGGTATTCATAATCTAAATAATATATATAATATCCCATTTCTCTTATAATATGTATTAATTGTTGACAGGTAGAACTGGTTTTAGCAAGTTGATGATTTTCCATCTCAATTATTAATATAGGTTTATATTTTTCTATCATAATTTTCGCTCCATTTAATACTTTTATTTCCCAACCTTGAACATCGATTTTAATTATATCTATTTTTGGAAAATCAATCGAATCTAATAAAATAGACTTAATTGTATTATAATTATTAGAATTAATGTAATTCGGGGTAAAATCGCCCATATTTATATTTGTTGTAGTATCAATTATTTCCATATTAATATTTTCAATGTTATCTCCACACGCGTTATTATACGTAATTATATTTGATATATTATTATATTTAATATTATTTGTCAACAAATCGTAATTTTGAGATTGAGGTTCAAATGAGTAGACATTATTTTTTACATATTTGGAAAATAATAAAGAGTGATAACCAAAATTTGCGCCAACATCTATAATATTATTAATATCATATCTATTATTATATATTTCTATAAATTTTGTAATATGTGGTTCCCATTGTATATTTTTTTTTACTATATTGTTTGCCATATCATCATTTTCAAAACATTCAATCATAAAATTATTATGTGATATAATAATTGTTTTTAAATTTCCAATACATCGTTTATTATCAAATACGATATTATTGAATAAATTCATTACTTTCTCTGGCGTAAATTCTTTATAACAATTCCAGTCATCATATTTATTAATTAACTGTTTTATATTATTAAAAATATTAATGAGACTATCTTTGTCCTTATATGTGAGTGCCTTATCTCCTAATAATAAAATATGTTCCAAATCTCCACACGGACAAGTAATAATTGGTTTATTCTTAATTGAAAATTCGGCAATAGATAGTCCAAAGGTTTCTCCATCACTCCTAGCATGGATCATCGCATCACAAGTATTAATAAATTTTGTTTTGTAAAATAAGTCAATATTTTTATCAAGATAAATAATTTTAGGATGCTCAAAAAATTTATTAGTATTCATAAATAAAAAATAAATATTTGAATTAAAATTAGAATTTAAAAATTCTAATATTGCGTTATGTGCAATGTCCAAATCAAACTGACCAAATCCTCCATATCTTCCTAATACGATGGCGTCGAGTGGTAGATTCAATTCATTTCTTAAATGTTTATCAGTATTAGGTAAATCAACTATATGTGGAATAAGTGGAATATTTGTTTCATATTTTTGATTTAAATGATTACTTATTGATAAATAATAATCTCCCTCATTACAAGTAGTATCAAATACACAGTGTTTTATCGTTTTACAATTACCCCAAATATTATTATTATTAAAATGGTAAATATCAGCACATCCACATGTTAATGTATAAAAAAAATCTAATTTATACTTTTCTATCACAAGTTTCATATCAGGTATATCATTTATTTCAATCATTTCAAATCTGGAATTAAATTTTGGAAATGAAACTTTAATATCAGGAAACCCATATTTTTTTTGCGCTTCATCTGAAAAATAAATTATGTAAGAATTATTTCCTAATATCTTTTCATTGTAATGCGCATAATCATATACAGAAACTTCTGTCCCTCTTTCTGTAAAATGTCTAATAAAAAATGCGATGTTTTTGTTTGTTTGTGTTAGTTGTGTTTTATAAAATTTCTTCAAATAAATATCATATTCGGGTGGTAAATTATCATTGTCTTCAATTGGTATATTTATTATGCTTGTAGGTCTATCATATAAATCAGTTTGATTTATTATTCTCTCTTTAATATTATTTTCATCTGTAAAATTATCACTATTATATTCTTGATGTCCAAAGTTTTGGATTTTGTTCTTAATAAATTTTTCATCTCCAAAATAACTTAAATGCCATCCACCATTTTCAATAATTTTAAAAGACATATTTTGTCTTATTTGTTCACATGATAACCCCAATTCTTTATATTTTTGAAAGGTAAGTATTTTTGAGAATTGCCATTGATGATCCATTTTAGAATTTAAATTATAATAGTAGAAATCTAGTTCAAGTATATTTATATCTACTACAATATCCTTATTTTTTATTTGTTGTAATATTTTAGGATTTGATATTTCATCCAAATCAGTAATAGTAATAACATCGTTGCTTTGTAAAGATAATTTATCTAATCCTCTTGAAATACAATCTCTTTGATATCGTTCATTAATCCATTGTTCATCTTTTTCAATATTTATATTAGGATATTTATATGGAAAATCATCTACAATTATATGTATAATTTTGTGATTGAATTTTTCAAATAACTGTTTATTTTCATTATAAAATAGAGATTTTTCTTTACCTACAAAAGTATGTCTTGATTCTACTAATACAAAATAATCAACAACATCATTTAAAATATTTAAACGATATGTTAATAAATCTAATTCGTTATAAAAAATAAAACAATCTATTATTTTTTGTTGATTTTGAATAAATTTTAAATTTAAACTTTTATGTAATAAATCGATGTATTTTTCTTTGTAATTGCTAGTTTGTAATAAATCGTTGCTATCAATTCCTGTATATCGTATTTTAGATATATCCAAACTGTTAGAATTACAGTAATATATTCCATTAAATGGATGTTCTATATCACATTTTTTAAATCCAGCGTGTATTAATGAATTTTCATAATATCCTGTTTTGTGAACACACGATTCCAAAGAAATATAATCTTTAAATGATAATGGAATATTATCGTTTGAGGCTTCTGATATTTCCTTATTAAGCCAATGACTATTAACAATATATTCAGGTCGTGGGATAGTTATTATAACATAATCGGATATTCGTTTTAATTCTTTAAACGCATCTATAGAGTCATTTGAATATAGATGTTCTAAATTTTCCATACATAATGCTATCGAAAACTGTTTGTTATTAAAAGGTAGGTTGCTAGATTTACAATGTATAATTTCATTAAAAAATGATGTTTTTTGTTTTAAATAATCTATTGTTATTTGTGACCAATCTATTCCTGTAAATTTAAAAGTAGGATATTGTGATAATAATAATTTAGAATGTTCTCCCATACCACAACCTATATCACATATATTTGTAATATTACTTGATCCTATATTGTCAATACATTTTTTTACATATTTATTGAGATCTAATCCAGAAGACTGTCCTTTATTACAAATATCATATCTATAATCCCGAATTTTTATTTGTTTATATTTATGTTCAGGATATACATCCCAATAATGATTAATTTTAGAATTATGTGGTTCATATAGAGATGGATTATTTTGACACAACCAAAATTCTGCGTCAGTGGGATTAATATTTTCTGTTTTTTCAATTAGACTAGGTAATTCGGATATATATTGTGAATCAGACCACCAAAAATTTCCACCAAAACATTTTGGAGTTCTTATAATCATATTTTCATCATAATAATTACAACCAACCGCTTGAATACCACAATTCATTTTTTCAATACATAAATCAAATTTTTCAACCAGAAAATATAGCATCATATCTATCCAATCATTTTCATTTTGATTATTATCATCAAAACTAATACCCTTAGTATGTAAATATAAAATATTACATTTCGTATTTTCTTTAGAAAATTGGTGTATTTTATTGATGGTTGGTATTTCGTATAAAGCTGGATTATCAGAATAATTACAAATCTTAAATTTATCACCGTATATGTTTTCTTCTATTGGAATACCTATATTAATAATATATATATATTCAAGATACTCTATTAGTCCAGTAGTTTTAATTTTATCAATTAAATATTCAAGTCGTTTTAATCCTTTATTTTTTAAGTGGCATGAATGAATAAAACATATATTTTTTTTATTCACACATACCTTATTTATAATATTAATATAAAAAAAATCGTTATATTCAATTTGCTTCAAATTTGGATATTTATTCGCGAAATCTTCATCTAATTTATAACTAGTTTCTGATAAAATAGTAAAACCTGCTTCTAATAAACGATTACAACGAATATGTTCAAAAATGTTTGAAGGAATTTGATAAAACCCATGTATATTTAAAATTGTATTACATTTTGCTAATTCTATCTCTCTATCATCATTCCACCCTTCAATTATATTAACAGTAAAATTATTTTCTTTTAAGAAATCTATTATTTTTAATCTTCTATCTACAATACCACCACCAGAATCTTTTAATATACCGAAATCAAATTCTTTTTTTGTTTTTTTATTTAAATTAATTAATTTTTTTAGTTCATTATCGCTACAATTATATGGTAAATATATTTTGTCTTGAATGTTAAACCCATTTTCCTCTAATATTTTTAAATTACTTTTACTATAATCGTAATATTCCAAATTCGGATATAATTTTAAAATATTAATTATAGGTTCTAATCTAACAGGAATATTTAATGGTTCTGTATTTAAAAAACTAAATTGAGTATTCGGTAAACTTTTAATTATCTCAGTATCAAATATTTCATAAACAAATGTTATTTTAGAAGGATTTTCTGTTAAAATCCTATTTTTATCATTCGTTAAATGAATATTATGTTCAGGATAAACATAATTTAAATTATCAATATATTGTTGAATCATTTTTGTTTCAAAATGTGGAGAACAATAAAAAGTCCATATTTTTTTATTTAACCCTAATAAACTTGACCACTCTTTAGCTCTATTTTCCCAACTACAAGTTAAAGCGTATTCTTTACCCTTTTTCCTAAGTTTGTCTTTTTTCTCTTCACTTAAATTTAAAATCGCATCTATTTCGTTTCCTTTTTCTACTTTTATACCATAGTCATCAATTGTATCTACTAATCCGGCAACTGGATAATATAGACATATCACATTACTCATTAACATTTCCAGTGCGGTAATACAAGAAGATTCTTCAATAGTATTTGTATATAACCAATATTCACATCTAGAAATTAAGTGATATAAATCTTTAGTATTTAGATTTCCATGATGTGTAATAGAATTATTCGCTTGTATTATTTTATTCATTTTAAAATCTTCATTTGATGATGGGAAATGATGATAAGAACAAATTTCCAATGTTGCATCAGGTATAACATTTAATATATCATTCCATTTATTTAATATAATAGAAAGTCCGCGATTACTACAAGAAGACCATATAAATTTATTTGGTATTTTATTGTTATTATAATTAAAGTCATTTATTTGAATACCATTATTTATAATTCTTATTTTATTTTTTATAGATGGATAAATTCTTGATAATTTATTTTTATGCCATTCTGTTAATGCAATTACTCCAGTAATATTTTTATTATATTTTATTAGTATATTGTTAATATTATATCTATCTTTATCACTATTATTCCAAACACGATTTATTAAACCATGGCTATCGTGACTACATATATATAAATTTTTACAAGAATAAAATGGATAATCTTCAAAGAAACAAAGAAATCTTGATATTATAATTGTATGAAACATATGTGAGTTTAATAATAATTGTAATTTTGATGCATTTACATAATGAACATTATTTACTATCTCATCCTTTACATCTCCACTTATAATAATATTGTATTTTTTTGATAATTCTTTAGCAAGATAGGCGACTGCTTTTTCAGAACCACCTAGTGAATTATTTTGTAAATATGTATCATTCCATAATATATTTGTGAAACCAGTGTATATTAAAATAGTATTTTCCTCTTTATTTATAATATTTATCATTGATCTTTGTTGTAATGTATAATTTTTATTAATAAACAAATCATCATATACAGGTGTAGTTATTATAGTAAAATCTTCATTCATTTCTTGAGTTTTCCCATTATTTTCATTTATATATTCAATAAATTTGTTAAATTCAGAATCCAATACCGTATAATATGGTTCTATATCATCAAGTACTTCATTATCATATACTTTAAAATAATGTTCTTGTGTGAAATCTAATCTCTCTTTAACAGCGCCAAAGTTATTATATAAAAGTGGCAATCCAGATTTTTTGATTTTTGTTAATAAATAACTGTATGTTTCCCCCCATTTATTTAATAATAAAAACCCATTAATATTATATTTTCTTATATATTCATAAAACTGTTCTTCTATATATAAAGGAATATTGGCACCAACTATAATAAATTTTATAGAAGAAGATTGAAATTTCTCTTTTAAATAATTTATATACTCTTCTCCTTTATATTCAGATAATCTATGAAACACACCAATATTTATACAATTATTTTTAATTTCTGGTATATTTATAATATTATTTTGAACTTTATAGTCATTTGGATAAGAGATAATAAAATTTGATGCATCAAAATACTTTTTGTAAATATTATAAGTAAATTCAGAATTCATTATAATTTTATCTGCCAATAATAATAATTCAATTATTTCATTTGAAATAATAATATTTTCTTTTAAATAGGAATTGGCTATATCTGCCGTGTAAAAATATAATTCGTTAGACATCCAATAAAAGTCGTGGATTGGAATTATTAATTCAAACTTAAATAATTTATAAATTTCTTTAATATTTGAAATGGTAATATCTGTATATAAAAAATTGTTTAAGATTAAAATATCATTTTTTCTAAAATTAATATTATATAAGGTTTCTTTATTTGAAATAAAGATATATGATTTATTTTTATATGTATTCATAATATCAGTCAAATATTTATAAGAACCACCAATTTTATTATTTGCAATTATATAAACTTTTTCAGTATTAAGATCATTATATTTATCATTTAATGTTTCAAATTGTTCTGGAAGATATTCTTTTATATGTTTTGAAACCATATTCCATAATTTTTTTACTAACTCCTTTTTACTATCAAAATATTTTTCAAATAATTCTAATAATTTATCTAGAAATGGTTTATTATCTTGATCTAAACGCACATTATATCCATAACATGTAAAATTTTGAAGCGTAATTTCTATCCGTTTATTATTTAATAATAGATTTTTACAAGAATAATATCCACTCATCCATTCTCTAATATAACAAGAAGCAATAGAATTATAATAGTCAATATCATGATAACTTGTCATATCTAAAAATATTTTGCTATTAGGATTAGTAAGTTTATAATTTTTCATTTTTTCATATAACATGTTAATAGCAAAATGATTTCCTTTATTAAAATAATATTCCATAATTTTAACAACTGTTTCTCGTCTCTCTCTATCGAAAGGTATTGCTTTATACCAATAATTCAGAGCTTCTTCCATGTTATTTAACTTTTTGTAATTATCACCTAGATTATCACATGCACAATACTTATACTGATCATCGGCTGGTAAATCTAAATAGATTTTAAACCATTCGATAGATTTTTCTGTTAAATGGGCATTCTGATAACTTTGCGCGCAATAGTAAGCGTATCTATATTTTACTCTTAAATCAGTTGTCTCAGTATTAAAAGCTTTTTCTAAAACTTCTGGGGTTAAATTATCTAAACAAATTGTCTTTTCTAAAGACATTATTATTTATGATATAAATTACTACATTAATATTATAATTATAACGTTATAATTATAATATAAAAGTTTAATTACTATTATATTATTATGAATTTTGAAATTCCAAAAGCAAAACCAACAACATTATGTTTTGGTACAATGTGTAAAAATGAAGAACATTGTATTTTAGATACACTTAATAGTGTATATAAATTTATAGATTATTGGATAGTTTGTGATACAGGTTCTACTGATAAGACATGCGAACTAATTACTGAGTTTTTTAAAGAGAAAAATATTCCGGGTAAATTATATAATGATGAATGGAAAGGTTTTCACATAAATAAAACCTTGCTATTTGAAAGATGTTATGATACAGCCGATTATTTACTTCATTTAGATGCTGATGAGTGGTTTATTGGTGATTTAAATAAAGAAGATATTGAAAAAAATAAAGCAGATATTTATATGATTACAAATAAAAGAGGTTCCAATAATTTTTCATGTTCTATGATATATAATAATAGATTAAAATGGAAATATTGTGGTGTTGCTCATAATATTATTAAATGTTTAAATAAAGATGATAATGATTTAACAAGATCTGATTATTTTTTAAAAACAGATATTTGGGTAAATACTGATGAGAGAGGAGCAAGAGCTCTTGATCCAAAAAAATATCATAAAGATGCAGAATTATTAAAAGGTCAATTTTTTGATACATTATATGATGACCCTGATGGATTAAATAACCGCTCATGTTTTTATACAGCACAAAGTTACATGGATTCAGGACAAAATGAAGAGGCATTAAATTGGTATTGTCTCTATTTAAAATTACAAAACACTTGGATTGAAGAAAGATATGAATGTTATTTACGTATATCCGAATTATTAATAAGATTAAAAAGACCATTTGAGGAGATTGAAAATCAAATTAATAGATCTATTAAAATTTTTCCAGATCGTGCTGAAGGATATTATATATTAGCGCTACATTGTAATCTTATTGATATGCAAGAAAAAGCATATGAATTATTTATGAAAGCACTAGATAAAAAATATGATGAGATAAAAGATAAATATACATTATTTGTAAGACCAAGAATGTATGGTAAATATATATATGATGAATTAAGTGTCTCTTGTTATTGGACAGAACGGCTTGAAGAGGGTAAAAATTATTTAGATAAAATCATTCATGATGAAGAATTTAGTTATCATAAAGAACGATTTCTTGATAATCTAAAGCACTTTAATAAAAAATTAAATAAATAATCCAAATATTAGACATTTTTATATTCAAATGTCTAATATTATTATTCTATCTTTTTAGTTTTCCATAACGCACAAGCTCTATCAGATTTTTCATATTCTGGTCTGTCATCTGTATAATAATATAATGCTAATGAAATTCTATCAGATGAGCTTGATTTCCATAATTCAGGATGACCATGATTTGCATGATCATCTATTTGAAATATTACAATTCTATTAAATATAGGTTCAATTGATTTTTCACATTTTGTCATTTCTTTATTCCATAATTCTAATTTTCCATTGAAATTTTCATCATAATTGCTATTTAAATATAATAAAAGATTTAATCTTCTATATTTTTTACTTTCTGAATGTATATTAAAATCAGCATGAATATCTAATTTGCCATTTTCCTTTATAATATGAATTCCGTTACCATGATTAAATTCATCTTTTTGTAAATTATTAATTCCAGTTATTATAGATAGCCATTTTAAAAAATCATCGCTTTCAAAATAATCTTTTGCTTGATTCGCATATTTAAATTTTGTAAAATCTCTACAACTAAATTTGTTTTCTTGAACATTATCTATTCCATAAACATTTTCAGGAGTAATTTCTGAGAAATTTAAATTTCTTATTTCATTTTCCATCTTCTTTAAAAAATCTGGATTAATAGTATTATCTAATACTATATGATTATATGGATTTTTATTTTGAAATTGTTCTTTAAGTTTATCAGTATCTAGGTCATAAATAGTTGTTTCAATTTGAGATAAATCTTCTATTGTATTAGATTTATTATCTAATATTTCATGCTGACAATTAGAATTAGCATATAAAAATTTAAAGTATTTTTCTAATTCTTTCTCGCTCGCATCTAACATACTAAAACATTTCATTCTATCGAACCCTTTTTCATTTAATTTTGCAAAAATCTCATCATGTGATAAATTGTTACTTAAAAAGAGGAAATCATTTCTAGGATTTTTATATAGTTCAACTAATTGTTCATTATCTATATTATCATTTATAATGCAATACTGTTTATCATAATCTAAATTAATAAGATCGTTACAATATTTGTGTGTATAATTTTCTCTCGTCCAAATTTTACTATGGTTATTTATATAGTGTTCATCTTCATAAGCAGATAATTGTTTCATTTTATCATTCACATGATACATCTCATAAAATTGTGGAGAAATATGGTTTGGGCCAATTCTATTGATTTCAGAATTTCTAATAAGAGAGAAATTATTATTATCATTATTCATATATTGAATATATCCTAATTTATTAATTTTTACAATTTTTGTATTAATAGCAGTTCGCAATAAAATTTCATAGTCATCACAAATTGGTAAAAATTCAGGATAATTGTCTAATTTTAGCAAAACATCGCGCCGCCAAATACGTGGATGATTTGGGCAACAAACTAATGCACTTAATGTTATATTATTGATATTTGGAGTTATATATACATATCTCCATTTATCATTATATTTTTGACAATAATATCCACCATATCCTTTACAAATATAATCTCCATACCAAAAATTATTACCATTCTCATATATATTAGTAAAATCCATATAGATAAACCCTACGTTATCGTCTTTATTAAATACTTCTGTTGCATCTGATAGACAATCTGGTAATATCTCATCATCATGATCTAATTCTAAAATATATTTACCGCGACAGAGAGAAACTGCTTCATTTTTAACATTACCAATATTTCCCGAGTTTTCACTTCTACAATATAGTCTAATTCTATTATCATTTTTACATTTCTCTCTTAAAAATTCGAAATGATTTTTTTCATAATTTAATGGTGTATCATCAATAATAACCCATTCCCAATGATTTAATTTTTGATTTAAAATGCTATTATAAACTCTATCAAACTTTTCCCATGTATTATAACATGTTGTAAAAATAGAAAATGTTGGTCGAATTAATTCTCTGTTAGATATAGCATTATTAACAAAACAATATGTTAATGTCTTATTAAATTCTTCTATATTTAGTACTCCATCTTGAGTTTTATGTATCCATCTATTTGATAAATTTTTAAATAATTTAGGTATAATAATTGAATGATATTCTTTTTCACTATCACCAAATGTAATTAATAGATGATAATTTGAATTATGTAATTTATTTAAGTCTTCAACATTCTCAGTTATATTAAAATTACAGTTATAGTCTTCATTATTTAATAAAGCATCTATATCTGAATATTTTTTATCTCTGAAAAATATTATATTTGGATATTTCATTTATAATTAAATTTAACTATATTATATTTAAATTATTAATTGTTTAAAATTATTAAAATAATATATTATAATATATGACATATTCTGAATATAATAGAAGGATAACTGGACAAACTT